AGGCAAAGAAGTAGTACCATGTAAGAGATGCTGGACTAAGGAGAGATCTTGGCGGATTGGCACAACTCGAAAGAGTGGAACAAAGCGCGCGCCTATGCGAAGACAGTCTTAGACCCTGAGTGTGTTATCTGCGGTGCAGAACTAACGGGGGGGGACTGGACTATAGATCACATACGCCCACCCTCGGTAACGGGTGACCCCAACCATGACATAGCTAACCTCCAATCTTTATGCCGGGTATGCAACGGGCGCAAGTCGGATAAGACAGCAGTAAGAGCAGCTTGGAAGAACAGCAGATGGTAGGCAGGGGCAGGGCAGGGGCGTATCTTGTCCCCCAAAAGGGGGGTCAAAGGGGGTCAAAAGGGGGGTCTACAGAGGCTCTACAGAGGGGCTACAGGGCAGGGGCTTTTTTCGACAGCCGCGCGCCAATCCCACGCTTCTCCACAAGTTAAGACAGAATAGCTAGATTATCCGAGGAGGTACAGCGCATGATTCACGAAACACTTAGCAAGTGGTTAGATAGCCTTACATTGACCATCGAACAAAAAGTAATCTCCGAAATGGCATTACGTCTAGCGGCTTCCTTCGACGAAACCGGACACACCTCCACAGCAGCGGAGCTACGCAAAACAATCTTGGAACTGCAATCACAGATCAACGCCAACAGGCACGAATTAGACCCACTAGAGAAGCTGCTAACTAGGTAATGCTTCAGCTTCCAGCTAGCTACACTAAACCGCTATCTGAGGACTTTATTACAGACGGTGACTTACTTATCGAGCTAGCAACGATAGCCTGGAAAGCGCCGGAGAGTCCAGACGGGCTAGAGCTAGACGAGTGGCAAAAGTGGCTTCTCCGACATCTTTTAGAAAGATACCCAGACACACACCCAGATCCCGATCTTGCAGGCAGACTTAGATACAGGCAAGCGGTAGTTAGTCTAGGCAGGCAGAACGGCAAGAGTTTACTCGCGGCTATCTTGGGGCTTTACGGGTTACTAGTGCATCAGCCTTCAGGCGCTCAAGTGCTATCGCTTGCCAGTTCCTCAGATCAGGCGCGCATTATTTATTCTCGGGTTCTGTTTGTAATCCAGAACAATAAGTTTCTCTCTAAGCGGTTCAAGAAAGCTACTGAGATGCGTGGCATCGTCACAGCAGACGGAAGCGGTAGGTACGACGTAAAAGCCGCTAAAGAATCAGCCCTGCAAGGTATCCCAATCTCGCTTTGTCTATTTGATGAGCTGCACCTGGCTAAAGTCGGAATGTGGAGCGCGGCAGTGTTCGGCACGTCTCAGCGCAGAGATGGTTTAGTGCTAGGCATAACTACGGCAGGCGATCAGAACTCAGAAACGCTAATCGACTTATACAAGTCCGGCAGGAAAGCGGCATCAGGTGACCCTGAGCTAGAGCGGTTCGGGTTCTTTCTTTGGGAAGCTAAAGAGAATGCCCCGGTAACTGACCCCGAGGCAATCTTCGCGGCTAACCCCTCAGTAGCAGCCGGGCGTATTCCACTAGCCCAGGTAATCAGCGACTTGCAGACTTTGCCAGAACACGAAGCCAGGCGCTACAGGCTAAACCAATTCATTAGCGGTTCTGCTGCCAGTTGGTTGCCTAGTGCAGTGTTTAGAAAAGCAGGCGGTCAAGGTGTCGAGGAAATGAAGGGCGCTGTCTTTGCAGTAGACGTTAGTCGTAACTGGGAACACGCTACTATCGCAGTTGCAAACTCTAAAGACGGCAAGCAGCAGACAGAGCTAGTCCAGACTTTCGTAAACCCAACTGAAGATCAAATCTTTACGCGCCTTACGGAGCTATTCGCAGAACACGCGCCGAGAGCAATTGCGCTAGACGATAGACAGCTAACCAACATAGGCAAGCGCCTAAAGTCCGTAGGCATTCCAACTTGGCAACTTTGGACTAAGGAAGTAACGGCAGCTTGCTCGGCAGTGTACGCACTATTTTCAACTGAGATGGTCACACACAATAACGACCCGTTGCTAATTATGCAATCGCCTAACGGGGTCACTAAGTACACTGGAGAGAATTGGCTAATTTCTAGGAAAGAATCACTCGGAGAGATAGATGCTTTGCTCGCGACAATCTTTGCGCTTTATGTAAGTTCGCGCGCCCAACACGCGCAAATCGGTGTATTCTAAATTACACTAATGTAATTAGGATAGGTGCATGGCTACACTATGGCAAAGAATCACAAACGCGCCTATGCAGAAGCGCGCTAAGCAGCCCACTATCCCAACGCGCTCAGATGCTACGGTTACAGCAGATACAGCCCTAAGCCTTACGGCAGTCTATCGCTCAGTGCAGATCATAGCTACGCCAATCTCTAAAATGCCAATCGAAACTTATCGCTACGCAACTGGAATGGATTTTAGAATTGAAAGCCCGGTGCTAGTCAATAAGCCAGACATAAATAGCAACAGGCGCGACTTTCTATTTCAGACAGTCACATCATTAGCCTTAGAGGGTAATGCCTTTTGGCACAAAAGCTTTTCTTCAAACGGACAAGTAAACAGCCTTACCCTTCTTCCGGCTTCTGCGGTATCTGTCGCTTATGTAAACGATCAGGATTTAGCCCAGGGTGTTTACTACAGCTACGAAGGAGTTAGCTACAGCGCAAACGAGATGGAGCAGCTAAAGCTTTTCAGTAAGTCTGGTGACCTCCGAGGCGTTAGCCCTATCTACTCATGTCGGAAAGACATCTCGGCGGCGCTAGATCTTCGCGACTATGCAAAGAACTGGTTCAACCAAGCAGGCGTTCCAACTGGTATTCTCAAGACCGGGCAGCAGGTGAACAAAGATCAAGCCGACACAATCACAGACAATTGGCACAATAAGCAGCAGAATAGACAAATTGCGGTTCTTGGAAATGGGTTTGATTATCAGGCAATCTCTTTGTCTCCGCGTGAGGCGCTATTTACTGACACCGTAGAACAATCAACCGTAAACATAGCTCGACTATTCGGCATTCCTTCTAGGCTGCTTTTGTCTACAGTTCCAGGCGGCTCAGACACTTATTCAAATTTGCAAGACGAGAACGCCATCTTTTTTCGCCACACACTAATGGGCTACACCGATGCAATAACAGACGCGCTAAGTAACTGCTTACCTCGCGGCACTAGGGTCGAGTTCGACTATCAGCACCTATTTCGCGCCGACGTTGCCACACGTTACAACTACTATTCAACCGCTATCGCTGCTGGGATTCTAACAGCAGAAGAAGTCAGAGAAAGAGAAGGACTAAATGCCTGAAATTGAAATCAGAGAAGCAGACCTAAATCTAGACGAGGCTCAGGAAAGAACTATCACTGGGCTAGCTGTTCCTTATAATCAGGAAGCAGACATCGGCGGCGGCATAACTGAAAGGTTCGCTCCGGGCGCAATTGACTCTATAAAAGATGTAAAACTATTTTACGGACATGATGAACCAATCGGCAAAGTTATCTCAGGCAGGGAAACAGAAGCAGGCTATGAGATTACTGCAAAAGTAAGTTCAACATTACGGGGAGAAGAAATTCTCACCCTAATGCGTGATGGCGTACTAAATAAATTCTCAGTTGGCTTCATGCCTATCGAACAGGATAGAGATGGCTCACTGATTACTCGGACATTGGTAGACCTTAAAGAAGTCTCCGTAGTTCCGTTTCCGGCTTTCGCTGGTGCAAACATAACCGAGGTTAGAGAAGATCAGAAAGATTCTGAGGCTATCGAAACCCAAACAGAAGAAAGAAAATCTATGTCAGAAAACATTGAACTAGACGTTCGTTCTGTGCAAGACGAAATGGCTGAATTGCGCCGGGTAGTCGAAGCAGGACTTACAGTATCAACCCCTAAAGTAGCAGGCTCAGAAATCCGCTCACAAGGAGAGTTTGCTAAGAAACTACTAGACGGCGATGCCGGGGCTATTGAGCTTGCTCGCGCAGCTTCGACTACTGCTAACACAGTAACAACCGCTGCTTTTGTCGGTCAGATCAACAACCTAATCAACGACAACCGCCCGGCTCTATCAGCCTTCTCTCGCGCAGCACTTCCAGGCTCAGGCTTGAGTGTTGAGTATGCTTCTGTAACTACTAACACTATTGCAGTGGGAGAACAAGACCCAGAGAATGAAGCCCTTTCATTCGGTAACTTGACTATTGCTAACACCTCAGCAGCAGTCAAGACCTATGGAGGCTACACAAGCTTTTCGAAGCAGACCATCGAGCGTTCGACAGTTGATTACCTAAATACCGTATTCCAGGCGCTAACTATTGCTTATGCAAACGCTTCTAACGCTGCTTTCGTTGCTCACGTTGAGGGACTTACCTACACTGGCAAGGTCTTCGACGTATCTGCTGGAACTGTATCGGCTCTAATCGGTGGTATCACTGACGGCGCTACTTACATCTTCGAGAACACCGGACTTCGCCCAGAGGCTATTGTTGCCTCTCCAGAGGCTTACAAGTTCTTGATGACTGTAGTTGGCACTGACGGCAGACCTGTAGTCCTACAAGACGGTCAGGGCTTCAACAACATTGGAACTGCTAACCTTCCTGGACTATCAGGCAGACTACTTGGCTTGCCACTGATTGTAGATCCAGCGATGACCGCTAACAAGGTCTACATGGCAAACAGCCAGGCTATCCAGTCCTTCGAGTCT